CGCTGCTTCTTTTAATGCAGGAACAGCAGCAGGACAGGATATGTCATGGATGAATAAACCGGGTGCTTTAGCATTAGGACCGGGTGTTGATGCTGGACCATCACCTAGTATGGTTCCTCCACCCCCTATGCCTCCACCTAATATGGGTCCACTTCCACCTATGACACCTTCATCCTTTACAGGTAATCAACAGGGTGGAGGATTCCTACCCGGTGCTCCTAATGGTATGCCTCCACCTATGATTCCGCCTATGACTGGTGGAGTGGAACCCCCTATGATGCCTCCGCCACAAACTGGAGGTATTGATACTGCTCCAGTAGGATATGTAGACCCTAATAAAGCAAATATTCCTAACATTAGTATGGGGAATATGGGTCAGAATCAGGGTGCTTCTAGGATGGGCGGATTGAGAAATGCTTATGCGGGAGCGGGTCCGAATCTTTCGACTCGACCCTTTAATAATAAGCTATTCTACTAGGTCCAATAATGTCTAAGAAGCAAGTAGATAAAGAAATTCAAGACCTTCTCAAGGAAGTGGTTACACACTTCGATAGGGAGGACCGTCAAATTAGAGAACGCCAAATTAGAACATGGCGCAGACTAAAGCTATTCTGGGAAGGATTCCAGAAAGCATGGTATAGTGAGGTTGCGCATGATTGGCGTATATGGGATGAAGTTCAAACAGACGATACACAACAGTCTTACTACGATAAACCAATCAATGTATTCAGGGCGTATCTGGAATCTATTATTGCAGCTCTTTCTGCTGTTGTTCCTCCTATCAAGTGCTTTCCTGACGATGCAGATAATACGCTTGACTTGGCTACTGCAAAAGCTGGAGATAAGATAGCGGAACTAATCTATAAGCATAATAATGTTTCTCTCCTTTGGCTCCACGCGCTATTCATTTATTGTACTGAAGGAATGGTGGCGTGCTACAATTATCCCGAATCCAATGAACACTTCGGGATGTATTCTGAAGAAGAAAAGGAAGAATACACTGAAGAACATGAATTAGTTAATTGTCCTAGTTGTGGTTACACACTTGAGGATAAGGAAATTAATCATGAACTTGGTGAATTGCGCGAGGAAAAACAGGAACAACAGCAAGAAGATGAGTTCTCGTCCGTTTTGAAAAGAGACCCGTTAGATTATGAACCTGAATTGTGTCCTTCTTGTGGTGAGGTAATTCAACCAGAGATTAAGAAGGAATCCTTCCTTGTTACTCGACTTGTGGGAGTGACTCATAAGCCTAAGACACGCATACTTATGGATTGTTTTGGTGGACTGTATGTAAAAATTCCTATTTATGCGAGGAAGCAAACTGATTGTCCATATCTAATCCTAAGTTATGAAACTCATTATGCAAATGCAATTGAAAAGTATGAACACTTACATGGTGCATTCAGTTCTAAAGAAGGCGCTCGAAAGATTGCAAGTTCTACTGGACCCAAAGACCCATATGAACAGTGGGGTAGACTTTCTCCACAGTATCAGGGTGCATATCCTGTAAATAATGTAACTATTAGGTCTGCTTGGTTGCGACCAGCAGCATTTAATATTCTACAGGATGAGGATAATGTTAAGAAACTCAAGAAACTTTATCCTAATGGAGCTAAAGTCACTCTCGTCAATGACGAGTTTGGTGATGCAGAAAATGAGAGATTGGACGATTCATGGACTCTTACCTATAACCCTCTTTCTGATTATTTGCATCATGACCCTCTCGGTCTATTGTTGGTTAGTATTCAAGAGATTACTAATGACATTATCTCATTGACTCTCCAGACTATTGAGCACGGAATTGGTCAGACATTTGCTGACCCTGGAGTTCTTAACTTTAATGCCTACCGACAGATGGAATCTGTACCGGGAGGAATTTATGAAGCAGTACCTAAATCGGGAAAATCTATTGGTGATGCTTTTCATGAAGTTAAGACTGCTAACTTGTCGCCTGAGGTTATGCCCTTCGCGCAAAATATACAGAGTTTGGCGCAGTTAGTTTCCGGTGCATTACCTTCATTGTTTGGTGGACAAGTAGAACAGGGTAGTGGAACTGCATCTGAATATAGTATGTCTAGAGCGCAAGCTCTCCAGAGACTTCAGAATGTTTGGAAAATCTTTACCCTGTGGTGGAAGGATATATTTGGTAAGGCGATTCCCGCATATATCCAAGAAGTTAAAGAAGATGAGCGAAATGTTCAGCAAGATAAGGATGGAAACTTTATCAATGTGTTCATTCGTAAAGCTGAACTTGAAGGTAAGATTGGAAATGTTGAACTAGAGGCTTCTGAGAATCTTCCTCTTACATGGTCACAGAAGAAGGATATGATTATGCAGCTTTTGCAGGCTGCTAATCCTGAGATTCTTGCTATACTTGGTGCTCCCGAAAACCTGCCCGCAATTCGTTCAGCTATTGGATTAACTGATTTCTTCATTCCTGGTGAGGATGATAGAAATAAGCAATATGATGAAATTAAACTTCTGGTGAATTCGGAGCCTATTCCGACAGGCGACCCAATGAATCCAGAAGTATCCTCAATAGATGTAATGCCTGAAATTGAAAATCATAAGATTGAATATGAGATTTGCCGAAGTTGGATTATTGGTGAAGCAGGGAGACAAACAAAGATAGATAATGAACCCGGCTATCGTAACGTATTACTACATGCTAAAGAACACTATATGCAGATTAATCCTCAGATGGCACCTGGACAGGAAGGCGCACCTAATCCAGAACAGCCCAATCAGTTAGAAATGCAACCAGAAGCGCCCATACAGGGAGAACAAAATGTCAATACAGAACAGTAACGCAGGTGTAGAAACTCCATCAGGTGATTTGAGTATTGATGGAATCAATGACTTTCTTAATCAGGATGATGATAAAGAAGTCATTGACTTAGAGGAAGGTAAACCTAAACCTACTAAGATTCCTTCGACTGAGGATGGTGGAGAAGATAAGGATGAGACTAAAGAAGAAGAACCAGATGAACTAGAGGAACTTGAACAGGAATTAGAACCTCCAACAGAAGAACAGTTAGAGCTTGTAACTCCTGTCCGTCGTAGAGAGATTCTTGCTAAGTATCCGCAACTTTTCAAGGATTTTCCGTATCTTGAAAAGGCATACTATAGGGAACAGCAGTTTACAGAATTGCTTCCAACTATTGATGATGCTAGAGCGGCTGTCGAAGCTAAGAATGTTCTAGATAGATTTGAAGCCGATGTAATGAAGGGCAATACTGAGGCTATTCTTAAGGCTGTCAAGACTGATAGCCCTAAGGGATTCGCGAAGATTGTAGATGATTATCTTCCAACTCTCGCTAGAGTAGATGAACAGGCATATTTCCATGTTCTTGGGAATGTTACTAAGCATACTATTGTGGCGATGGTAAAGGAAGCTAGAGCTAGTGGGAATGAGGCTCTACAGTCAGCGGCTCAGTTGTTGAATCAGTTTGTATTTGGAACTAGCGATTTTAAGCCTCCTACTAATTTGTCTAAGGCTGAACCTGAATCAGATGGTAAGGATAAGGAACTTGAACGTAGGGAACAGCAATTTACTAGACAGCAGTTTGAATCTGCTAGGGGAGATTTGAACACTCGTATTAATAATACTCTTAGCAATACGATTGATGCAAATATTGACCCTAAGAAATCAATGACTGATTATGTTCGTAAGAATGCATCCCGCGAAGCTCTTGAAATGCTTGAATCTGTTTTGTCTAAGGATTCGCGCTTTCAGACTCTTAAGGATAAATTGTGGGAAGCCGCATTCAATGAACATTTTAGTAAGGTTTCTGTAGACCGTATTAAATCAGCTTACCTATCCCGCGCTAAAACACTGTTGCCTTCAGTAATAAAAAAGGCCAGAATGGATGCCCTCAGGGGATTAGGTAAGCGTGTAGAGGAAGAAGAAACGACTCCTAATAAGGGTCCAATGCCAGTGAATAGGCCACGTTCCAATGAACCTAGTAAGGGTGGCAAGATTAAAGACGCGAAAGACATTCCAAAAGGAATGCGAACTATTGACTTTCTTAATGCAGATTAGGAGCCTATAATGGCTGTTGTTGAATCTCAGGTAGCGGGTCTGGAACTCGAAAGAGTCATTCCAAAGATTCGCGTCCTGTTTGAAAGAGATGATAAGTTTTACGCCAACATCAAGAAGCGTGATGTTGAGAAAATCTCTAACAGGCAGATGCGCGTTCCGTTGGAACTCCGTCCGGGTGGAAGCTTTCAGTATTTTAATGCTGATGGTGGAGACTTGGGACGTGGTGGTGGTCCGACATTCGATAAGGCCGTTCTTACTAGTGTGTTCGTTAGCGAGAATATCGAATATACTAAGTTGACGGAATGGTCTACGGATGATGAGCGTAAGGCTGTCACCAACGGGGTGAGGAGACTTACTGCTACTGCATTGGATGAACTCAGGCGTCAGCTTGATTCTCAGATGATGCAGTCGGGTGATGGTGTTATTGGTGTCATCTCAGCAGTTTCTACTGCTGGTGGTGTTGATACCTATAC